CCCTCAACCAGAGCGAGGCACGACGGGCCTAGGTCATCCATCCAGTGGAGCAACAACTCGTCCTGCATCCCTGGCTGTATCAGCTGGTGATATCCTGCGCCTTTGTGACCATCGCTCAGGATGTTTTCTTTGTAATCGCCTGCGCCGATCCAGTACAGGCCGTCCTCCTCCGCGATGATGCTGCGGTGGCGGTCGAACATTTCGTAATCCACGCCAGCCGCCCCAATGTGCCAGTCTCCCCACCACGCCACGCCGAACGGCTTGTCCTCGTTGATCCGCACCGTGACCTCGGTCTGTCGTACTTGGAGGCGATCTAAGGCCGTCTGAGCGTTTTTGATCGCTTGGTAAAATGCATCGAGGGCAGCGGCGTCGGGAGGTTCACGGCGGTCTTTGTACGTGCGATTGGCCCGTTTCTGCGCCCTCCGATACCGCCCCCGGCACGCCTCGGGGTGCATACCCACGCGGCGACCGATCTCTTCAAACGTCAGTCCCTCGTCGCGGAGACGCACGATCTCGATGGTGAGGGGGTCGGTCATGCGCCCCGCCTCCTCGGCCTGCCTTCGTACACAACGTACCAGCGAAACGCCGATTTCCACGGTGGCACGATCTCCTTCACCTTCTCACCCCACGCCTTCGGTGTGTCGATGCTCCGGTCGTGATAGTGCGTGGGGATGTCGTCCGCGTCATCCACGCCGAATAGTTGCATCACGTCGCGGTCGCGCAGGAAGTGGATGGTGTATTCGGCGATGCGGCACGCGCGGTTGAANGCGTCCGGCTCCAGCTCCTCGGCNCGNTACAGTTTTTTGCGGTTGGGATCGTTTGAGTTCCAACAGCTAAACTGAAAGGGCGACTTGCACACACTCCACCAATCNTCGCTAGGCTTCGACCACCACCCTGGGCGCAGATACCGCTCACGGATCACCGCGGCGACGCCGAGCATGTCGAGGAGACCAGTGCCCCTCGCCTCGCCCCACAACGTGCGGGCCAGCGTGTCCACGTTAGGGTCGATGGGCATCGTCTCACCTCCCCTGATCGTGGCCCTGGTACTCCCGCCGCACCTCGTCGTAGTCGATCCCGCTCGATTTGGCGACGACGATGGCGAGGAGGTTGACGGTGCGTTCGAGTTGTTTGATGGCGGGCTCGAGCCGCGTCAGGATGTACCACGCTACAGCGGCGGCGAAGCCCGTGTTGACGATCCATTGATACTGCTCCATCGTCCCGACCCCACTTTGCGTTGGCGTTTTTGGGCGCGAAAAAGGAGGTCGTTGCCGACCTCCGTCGAATCGCGCGTGCTACCCGTGCGTCGAGTGCTTGGCGTGGCATCGCGCACGGGGTGCCCCGGCCCANTTAGGGCTGGGGCTTGGTATTTTTAGAGCCGCCCGAAGGCGATTCAATCCANATTCATCTCACAACGAGAAGCCTGCCCGCTCCGACGAACCACTGGTCTCGCTTAGTGCCNTCGACGGGCCATGTGTCGATTTCAACTCGCCCCCAATAAGACGAGGCATTTACGAAACGGAACTCTGTCTTCGTATCGTCGACCCACTCGATAAACAGGCCGCCNTGGGTTATACGCTCAGGNTCGTTNGTGATGAANACGATGTCGCCAGGGCGGATCTGATCTCGGGTTAGGTGTAGAACGTTATACCTCCAAAGTTCGTCTTGTGTTGCATCGTCTGCNATAACAGTCTCCGAGCGTCTTAATTTCAGACCGGGATACACCTTTGAATAGGACCAGATTATCAGCCCCGAACAATCGAATTCATCAGGACCTTGGCCACCCCACACATACGGCGCCCCGACTTTACTCAGNGCAACTTCCAGNGCTTCTCTTGCGAGCGACTCAGGAATCAGTACATCTCTACGAGTACCACAAGCGCTAGTTAGAAATAAGACGACAGAGAAGACGATCAGGAGTCCAATTCGCCTCGTAGCTTGCTCCACCCCACATTCACACTCCGTTCCCTCTGCATTATCGCCGATTGGTCCATGGGTACCAATCTTTGAGCTTTCACATCGACCTTTTGATTCTGTATTCTTACTCGCGTTCCATCGCTTACCTTGAGCACGCGAAGCCCTGGTCTCAACCGAGGAGGAATTGCCTCGCCCTTTCTCGAGTACAAAATGTTTCCAGCTTCATCATACACNACGATCATTCAAACGCCTCCTCCCTCATGACGTAGTATCGGACCGTGACCGGAAAGGAAAAGCCGTTGAAAATGTAAACATCAGTTTCATCGGCTGCAACCCATACGCCGAATGAAGTGGATAGATTCGTCGACCGCGAGGCACTCCACGCTAGGTGAAACGTGTAGTAGGTTGGAAGAGCCTTCCCTACTAAGGGAGCGTTATTACCTAGAAACAACCCGAGAACCACCGGNTTTGCNTCAAGAGGGACGGCTAAGGGAATCCGTTGAACCGAAAACCCCGTTCCCCAATGTATGCTATTATCTACCAGTGTCGTAGACCACGTCAACCCAGAGCCGACAACNTTCCAGTTGTCGGCTAATCCGTCTNNNTTGTTATCGATTTCAAAACTAGGGTTAGTTAACAGGTTTTCAGGACCGGTTGTGAAGTCATCGACCAGACCTCCTACGTTGACCTGCGCACTTTCGACGAACATGAACTCCCCGATACTATCTAGCCCGCGAACCCTAAAATCGAGTTTGCTCGCCATACTGCTAGAGACAAATGATACCCAAAGAAGTTGTAGGTCTTGGGTGTCGATAGCCTTGTCGCTTACATGTGTGGCGACAACAACACCGTTATCGTCTCTTTCGAGTATTTCTAGGTACACTTTGTCGCCCACTGATGCTCTGACTGCGACGTGTGCGGTGTACGTTGTCGTCGGAGATATTGGAACTCCAGTCTGTTCAAGAATCAAGTCATTAGTGCCCGATTGCCCGGTAATCTCAACCCTTTGCATGTATCTACCGTCTGTTACGGGCCCTCGAACCATGTTTACCGTACCAGTCTCGTGAATGCGTAGGAAGTCGCCCGGTCGAGCACGATCTCGGTCCACAGATTGAGGAGCAATTTCTGTCCCTCTGACGGGCGGCTTCGCCCCCGGCCTCGTCTGCATCCGCAGCCACCGATGATGCCCNCCGATCACGCGCCCGGCAGCGACGGCCTCCGTGCGGAATTGGCGCGCCTCGAAGTCGAGTGTATGGCGCACTTGCTCGACACCGAAAAAGTCGTCGGTCGAGGATACGCGCGGATCGGTGATGACGATGCCGGAGAACACATCGAGNGTGGGCAGGAGTGGCATTTGCAACTTCGTCGTCGCCGTCAGATCCTTGAGGTCGGCGAGCGCCGCATTTGCAAGCCTCTGCGCCTCTTCCGGCGTGTCGATGAGCGACGCGTCGCCCTCCTCGATCTGCATGGCGCGCGGGCCGTATGTGGCGATGGAGTCGGTGTCCTGCACGGTCACGCTCTCGCGGTTGCCTGTGGCCGAATTGCGGAACGTCACCGTCACGATGTTGCGAATGTCGCGGTCGGTGATCTCCAGGTCTTGCGTGTAAATGTCGTCCTCCCACGTGAAGTGGAAGTCCGCCGTCGACGCATCCTTGTTTCTCGGCGGCTCCATCAGAATGAGCTGCATCCGTCCCGTGTTCGGATGCCAGCGGTAGCCCAGGAACCACCCAAACTGCGCCGCCACCTGCTGGATGGCGTCCCACACGCTCATGTACTCGACGACGTAGGGCGTCACCATGAATCCCGGCGACTCGGCGATGGGACGAGGAACGGACGCCGTGCCGCTTGGGAAATAGAGCGTCACCTCACCCGCGCCCAGGTTGTCGTCGATGATCTTCTGGATCACGTCTTCCGCAGGCGTCCCGGCTTCGCTTCCGTACTCGCGAGGTGTCAGGATGTACGCATCCTGCAGCCGCTTCGCAAGGTCGCGCGCGTCGCATGTGACGGTCGNACNGCTCGTTCGAATCGCGTCGCCAAGGAGGCCGTGGAACAGCGTCACCCAATACCCATACTCGGCCTCGATGAACACGCCCGCTTCGGGCGTCGTCGCAAACGCGATGGTGCCCGCCTCATAGTCGATGGTGTAGTCAACACCGCGCGCGAGCTCTTGCTCCTCTTTGATATCCACCCACGTTCGGTCGGTGAGCTCGGCCCACGTCTTGTCGGCGTAGTCCGTCCAGCGATACGGTAGTTTGAACGTAACCGCCTCTGAGTCCTCGGCGACGGGCCTCGCGGACAGGGCGAACGTCGATGTTGCGCCGTCCGCCATGCCGAGATCGTCGACCACAACGGTCGTCCCCTGCCCCACGGGCCCGTCGATGCGTACTCGAAGGACGACCTCTCGGTTCGGCCATAGCAGGGGCGCATACTCTGGCGTACCGTCNCCGTCCACGTCGAATCGGTTCCACGCGCTGTTACGATCTCGGGGAGAGAACGAGTCGCCAGGCATGCCCGCACGGTCGTTGCGGAGGACGAAACTCGCCCGGCGCACGACGCCATCGACTCCGGACTGCCCCGTACCGANGCCGGAGATGTCGCCNAGCTCGACGGTGGCGGACGCGAGATACTCCCGAAGCGATTCCCACGTCACNCCGTCAGGGCGTCCNACGAGCAGNTCTGCATANATTTGTCTCTCTGGCGCAATCGTCGGCATTGTCTACCCCTCGCTCACAGGCGGCTCCGGCCACACGACGTTGTACGGCGCACCGGCCTGCTGTGGCACGTCGCGCAGGGCCTGCCTGTAGGCGGCCCACTGCTCCCGGGTCGTGCCGGGCGGCACCGGTACGTCGGGTAGCATGATCCAGTCCGTCNCCGCAGNCGNCGGTTGCGCTCGGCCCTGAGCGCCTCCCATGCCTGGGCCTCTCGTTCCTGCTCGATCTGTTCACGTGTGCGCCACGCGGCCTGAACGTTCGCCATCACTCAATCACCTCGGGTTCGGGAAACGCCTCTTCGGGCTGCGGATTCGGCCCGTGGAACCTCAGCAGCGTCACCTCAAGCTTCCCATTCACCCGCCGCGCCGCCGGCACGGGGCAGATGTCCAGCGTCGTCTCCAAGGCCGACACGTCCAGTTCGCCGTCGGGGAGGTCGCTGAAGTCGAAGGTGTCCGTCTGCCCGTCCAGGGTGGCGGTGATGGTCTCGCCCGAGATCTCGTATGACAGTTGGCGGTCACTACGTTGAGGGGACCAGCGGACGAGCATCACTTCCACCTCCCGATTGCTATCCGACAAATCGTCACAAGGCATCAACCTGATTCCACGCCCAGAGACGAATTTCGGCNCNCGTAGTCGATANGTNAGTTATTGACGTGTTGAGACTGATTTGTGCTTGATTTCCTGCAAACCCCTGCCCGATGGCAGCTACGGACGGCCTTGCACTGAATGCCGCCGGGTAAGTCCAGTCATCCGGATGGCGATAACCCGACAC